AACAAACCCTTTCCAATCAAATGGATATGGTAGAAATTATATTGGTGGATATGATGACAGAGTTGCAGAAATTATCAACGCTATCAACATCTTGAAAATGTCTGATGAGGAAGTAGTTAGCACCTCTACTTATCAACATGTAGCGAGATACCTGTAAGATTTGTTTGGGGCTTGCAACTCGCCTAGCCCCACTCAAAGCCTGGGGCAGATGGAAACTCCTGCTGAATAGGGTGGAGTGCTAGCACTTACACCCGTTCCCCACTCGTGAAGTGTGTACCTCTGCGAAATGAGTAGCATGTCACACTTGACAACACCTGAGCATGTGTTATAAACTGCTCATACACCAACTACCAAGGAGCATTCATATGGGATTAGATATGTATTTAGAAGCACGTAAGTTTACAAGTAAGGAATATTTTAATCCTGAGTTATATGCTAAATTATCAAAGGCCATTGATAAGCCAGAATTATCAGATTTTCCTTCAATTGAAATAAAAGTACAAGTTGCATATTGGAGAAAAGCAAACCAAGTTCATCAATGGTTTGTTAACTATGTTCAAAACGGTAAGGACGACTGTGGTGACTATCACGTATCTCGTGAGCAATTAATGCAACTACAAACATTGTGTCATTCTGTAGTAGAAGAGAAAAATTTATCTCAGGCCGTTGCTGTACTACCAACACAAGACGGATTCTTCTTTGGTAATACCGAATATAATGAATATTATTTTGCAGACTTAGAAGATACAATAAAACAAATTCAGGATGTTTTAGATAATTATTCTGAGGACTGGTCATTTTCGTATCACTCTAGTTGGTAGAGGGCTGCTGTAGGTCCACGTAGTCTGAATGGGTTTGAACTGTGTAATCACCTTAGGTTCCCATTCAGGCCGCTGGATCTGCAGCAAGGGCGCCCCGTGTCCGTTTTGCACTAATTAAGAAAGTTAAAATACACGCCCCCGTAGTATTGACTTTGTCGGCTGTATATTATATTATTTAATTACCTACTAGAAAGGAAATAAACTATGGCACACGCCCTAGAAATGCAAGATGGTGAAGTAGCATTTGCTCTAAGAGGAGCACCTGCATGGCACAATCTTGCGAATGTTCTCTTTGATAAAGATGAACACGTTAATACGCAAACTATGTTAGATAGTGCTAAATTATCTAATTGGAATGTAAGACTAGAAGAAATCCAAAATCCTGATGGATATCGTAGTCATAAATCATCTCATTATGTTTTGAGAAATAATCCATTTGATAACGGCACAGATATTTTAGGTGTCGTTGGCGAAAGGTATCAAGTTGTACAAAATGAACAACTATTTGAATTTGCTGACAACATCCTAGATGGTGGAGCAAGTTGGGAATCTGCTGGTTCAATCAAGAATGGAACACTAGTGTTTGGTTCTTTGGTTATTCCAAAAGAAATTGTGTTAGATGAACAAGGTGCTAATGATAAGACTACAACTTATTTATTAGTGCATACCTCACATGATGGCTCTGTTGCATTACAGGCTAGCATAACCCCTGTTCGTGTTGTGTGTCAAAATACACTCAATCTCGCACTAGGTTCAACTAAGCAATCATTCAAGATTCGTCACACATCAAGTGTTGATGGCAAGATTGCAATTGCTAAGGAAGCACTAGGTCTTACATATAAATATATGGATGACTTTGAAGTAGAAGCCAAGAAGTTATTTGAAGTTTCTATTACAGATAAAAAGTTTAATGACATCATTACAACAATTTATCCTAAACCAGAAAATAAAAGGGAAGTTACAATTTGGTCTAACAGAATAGACACATTGAATGACCTTTATTTCAAATCACCTACAAATGCAAACATCAAGGGCACTGCTTGGGGTGTGTTCAATACTCTAACCGAGAGAATTGACTACTACAAGGAACGCTCAAGAGAGGGTCAAGGCAAGTGGGTAAATGCCTCTGGCTTTGATGCAATGGCAAACGCCAAACGCAATTCCTTATTCCGTCAAGTAAAACAACTTGCTGGAGTAAAATAAA